AGATGTTGTAAAGCTGCCTGTAAACTCCTTAGCCTGCCAAACATTGTTGGCGTCGTATTCACCGAAGTCAGTCGGAGCAAGTGCTTGAGCGTCGATGAAGTGGACGTCGGCTAAATAAAAATTGCTGTATTGAGTGTTCCAATGCCCAATTTTATGTACTCCGGTACTATTAATACCGCCATCAGCATTTTGAGCTGGATAAGTAATACTGTCCCAATCTTGTATTTGCTCTCCATTTACCCACAACTTAATACGATTAGACGCCGTCGCTTGAGTTGTATCAAATGCGAGAACGATGTGATACCACGCTGAGAAATCTCGAAAAGCCCGAGCAGTGCTGAATGCACCAGTTCCGCCGCCATCAAAGTCAAGTTTGTGATCACTAAAAAAATAAAACAGCGAGTACCCGGTGGCATTAAAAACATGATCAACGTTCCCTTCTGTAGAACGCTTTACCCAACCGCTCCAAGTCCACGTCTTGCGATTACCTGCAGACGACGGTGTTCTGCTCAGGTATGCACTATCACCGCTGTTAAACCGCAAGCTGCGATCAATCTGATAGCCAGCAGCACCAGCACCGCCAGACGCACCAGCAAGCACATTAGAACCAATGACGCTCATGAGTAGTTAGCAGTGAAAACAGAGTGAATAGAAGTGGAACTGCGGACGACGTAATCCACGCGATCAACGGCGTTTGCATCAGTCGTTAGAACAGGCGCGGTTCCGCCAGCAAAGTCCCAGTAAGAACCCCACGAACCTGTACGACTACCAGTTCCATCTTGGACAAGAAAGATAGAGCCAGATTGACCAGCAGTCAGGTTAGTAGGGTTGGCAATAGTAAGGTTCTGATCAAGCGTTAGCGAGTAGTTATTAGATGCTGCAAAATCAGGTGTTACCGTTGCTCCAGACGTTAGCGTCGTAATCTCACCACGTTGTGCTGCTGTAAACGTTCTCGCCTGCGCTGTGATCAGGTTTGCAACCGTGATTTTCTTGGTCTCATCCGCTGATACATCAACGATAGGCACCACGTCGGTTGAATCCGCCGTTGTTGTTTGAGCCGTTAGCTCTGTGATCTTGACGTTCGCCATGAGAACCCATCAATAGGTGCAGTTTACTTGAATCAGCAATCAGGTCCAAGTGCTGACCGCAACGCGCCTCCAGGTGTTTGTCGCAGTGCAAATGTAGATGTAATTCGCGTCCCAAGCCACTTCACCCGCAATTCCAGAAGCAGATGCCGAAGCAGGTGTATGCGTTGGCAGCACTGGACGCACACCGAGCGTGACGTTTGCTGAGGTGATTGCAGCCTGACTGGTCAGCGTCCCAGCAGTCATTACCTGCAAGTCGATCTTGCCGTCTTCAGCTGCTGCTGTTGGATCAACAATCGAACCCTCTACCCTTGCGTACTCAACCTCAGAAGGCGTACCGCCATCATCATTGCCTTGAAAGACCAGAGAGCTAATCACATCAGCAGCAACCCCAGCAGCGTTGTTCCTGTGATGGTATAGAACGATGTCTGCAGCACTGGCGGCATCAACCTCTTTTGACTCAATAAATAAGCCGGTATTGTTTGAAGACTCCGTGATGTGAAGCGGGAACAACGGTGTCGTTTCACCAATGCCAATGTTTTCGCCGTGCAAACGCAGACGTGTCGTCAACGTTCCAGCAACAGCTGTTTGCAGGTTCAGCGAGCCCTCGTGAGAGCCATGCGTGTTGTCCTTAATCTCAGCAACAATCGCTGCATAGTCATGCGGCAAATTGATGTTGCACTGACCTCTGTAAACAAGGTTACCTAGATCATCACCATTGGCTGCACTGGCACTGTTGCGATACAAAACGACATCAGGCGCCGTATCTGCTCCAGCATCAGTGTTTTCAATGATGACTTGATCAGTCGTGTCAGTGCTAAAAAGATGCAACTGAGCAGCTGCCGTTCCAGTGCCAACTTGAAACCCAGCAGTCGTAACCTTGGCGACGTAAGAACCCGCAGCAGTAAAGCCAAGTTCGTTCGTACCAGAGCGAAACAAGCCGGTTGAATTTGAATCACTTAAAAAGCTGATTGACGGAAGAACTGCTGTCCCATCAGGCAACGCATTGTGAATTGTCTTAAACGTGATTTTCTTGTTGCGGTCTGCACTTTGGGCTTCGTCAATATCGACAATTGGAAAGATGTCGTCAGCAGCTGGTGCAGTCTGCTCTGTAAGCTGTGAAATTTTGCGATCAGCCATCAGTTAGCCTCCAAGGTTTCAACACGGGTTGTTAATGCAGCAATCTCAGCAAACGCTTCTTGCAGCGCAGCGGTAAGCAACGGCACAAGCTTAGATTGGTCAATGCCCTGATAGACAGGGTTTCCATCGCTGTCTACTTCATCTTTAGTCCCTGTGATTGCTTCTGGCACAATAGTTGCAACTTCGTGCGCCAAGAAACCATCAACCGTAACTAATGGACTCGCAGTAAAATTAAATCGCTTAACGTCAAGATCGTTCAAACGTGCCTTGGCACCAGTCAAGGCAACAACGTTCTCTTTCAGGCGATAGTCAGAGCTGGTGTTAAAGGCAGTGGAACTTGCCGTGACTGTAATTGAGCCAACACTGCTTGCGTTGTATCTAATACCAACGATTGAGCCCGTACTTGTATGACGGTTTAACACTAAACACTGTGCAAAATTGCCAATGTTTAATCGACCGTTGTCTACTATTTGAAAACCACTTACATTGTTTGAAATCGGGTTTGTCGTCGTATTCCACATGAACGAGTGACCACCGGCATTCGCATCAATCGCTCCATTGTTATCGCCAATGAAAAAGCGGTGCGTTCCAGCGGTAGCAAAGCCGATCGTATTGGCTGAATACTTGTAAAAACCGCAGTCAGTCTCAGTGCCAAACGATAACGAAGGCGCTGTTGCTGACCCATCACCTGCCGCAACGTCACCTGTTGTTGTGATGTCTCCTGTGATTGACAAGCTGCCATCTAGCCCTCGTAGCGTCACCCAATCGGTATTAGAGCTATTCCTGATCTTTAACAGATTTGCTGTCGTGTCAGCCCATAGCTGATAAGCAAACGTCGTTGCAGGTGCTGTTGCTCCACTGCTTGTTGTGAACAGCGCAGAAAGTTGGTTGTTTAAGTCAGAGCGAAACGCCGATCCACTTGCGTTCGCGCAGTTGCCATCGGCTTGAGCCATTTTGATTAAGACTGCTTCGTTCCAAATCCTACCGCCGTATACTGGAATTGGCGATCAACCACAGTACCAGACGAGTTCTGGAACGTTACGTTGAATCCCGAAGCAGTCGGTGGCGTAACGATCGCAACGTCTCCAGTCTCCATGTCATAGCTAGTCACCATGACAGCAACCTTGGTGTTGTCATCGGTATAGAACTCGTCCTCAAAAGTAACGTCCTTACCTGCTCCATCTGTTCCAGACTGCTCAAGTCCTCCATTTTCTGTGCGCCTTTCCAACTGGATAGTGGCCCCAAGCTTGTCCACGATTGGTGTTTGGTCAGGGTGCAACGCCCGCAGCTCAGCCTTGAACTGGAACTGACGCCCAACAAAGTTGCCGTTTTCAACCGGGATCCAATCGCCAAACACGAGGTTGGAATCGTGAAAAATCTTGTCATCGCCTGTTGGCACTGGCACATTTACCTGATCAGTAAGCAGTAAGTCACCACTTTGCGTAATCAGCTGATCATCGTCTTGCGACTGCAAGAACTGCGTAAAACCGCTAACGGTCTGATCCGTTTGGATCGTGTCACCGCTTTGCGTAATCAACGTATCGCCAGCTTGCGTAACCAAATCTTGGTCAGGGAATACACTGTCGCCGTACAACAGAAAATCACCATCCTCTGTCAGGAAAAAGCTGTTTGCCCTAGCGTCATCTGATGTGCGAAAGTACAGCTCTGTGCTGGTGTCGTCAGCCAACGCACCATCAAAATCACTCCAGCTGTCAATAAGTTCAGTTCGATCGTCAATCGTATCAAGCGGATACAACCCACGGGAATCAATAACCCGTTTTAGATCAACGCTAAAGCGACCGCCAAGATCAAACGTTTTCGCAAAGTGATAAGTGCCAAAAGTGCCTCGCGTTCCAACAAAATCAACGCTTGTAAGGTCATCAAAAGTGCCAGTAATGTCGTCGATCTTTGCGTCACCATCTAAAACTAGACCGTCATACTCGCTGTCGTAATAAACACCAAAACCTTCGCCTATAAATTCTTTAGGCTCATGTAAGTTTTGGTCTTCCCTGATTACCTCAAAGTTAAATCTAGGAATAGCGTCAGGGATATTAACTGTTACGCCAACAGCATTTTTACTGCGTTGTCCGTTGATCGTTTCGTACTTGATAAAATACGTTCCGTTGATAAGCGGAATGACTGCAATCTCTTGCTTTGCTGACAGATTTCTTAATAAAGTTGTATTAGGCCAATCTGCATTTGCTGTCAAGTCAGCGCTGTGACGAATAACCGCTTTCAAGCCTTCCGTATTTGCGCCAGTGTTACCAATTGTCCAGGACATGTTGACCTGATCTTTGCCAATCGGAGTGACAGCAACATTTGTTGGATCTGGCGGCAACACTGCACTGTCTGGCTGCGGCGCATCATCATTGAAAACATTGACAGTTGAGACGGCGGGAACAGTAAACGAGAACGTCGAGAACGAAGACCGTTTGGCGCGTGGTGCAGGGCCAACAGCACGAACCCTGAAATCAATAACGGTGCCAGTTGGCACACCATCAATCTCAAAGTTTGTGTTGTTTGTCGTGGCATCTACAAAGTTGCCTGCACCAATTTTGTACCTGACTTCAAAAAATACTGCAGTAAGTGAGTTGCCACGGCTCCAGCTAGCAAAAACTCTGTTGGCAACACCATCTTCCTTTGTAATTTCATTTGCAACTAACTTAAGACCAACTGGAGCTGGTGGTGCTTCGTCAAACGTCGTTATGTCTGCAAATTGCAGCAACGCATTTTCGGTCTCAACAACCTGATAGATGTTGTCAACATGTTGAACGCCAGTGATCGAATACGTTCCATCCTCACCCTCGCCAACAGCAAGGCAGCGAAACTTCTGATGCTGGACGTTGCTAGCCTCGATTGAATAGACAGTATTAACTTGAGGCGCAGATGAAAACGCAGAAGACAGTGTAATGATTTTTCCTGAAGCGCCGCTAATCGCCCTAGTTTCTACCGTTCCGTCAGCCAGCACACACGTCAGTTTTGGGTTAGAGCCGGTTGGCAGCGTGATGTCTTCGTCACCAGTTACTGTTGTCGTCGTAGAAGCCGCTACGCGCCCTGCAAGCCTTGCACCCTGACGCATTGCATCAGACACGGCAAACAACTGACCAGGCAGGACCATCAAGCCCTCAAGACCAACAGAGAACGTAACGGTTTCACCCTCTGTCTCTTCAGATGCCAACATCCATTTGCCCATGCGCTGAGCTTGGTTCTTAGACGTGCAGCCGAACGCGACAATATCTCTGGTCTGAAAGCCGTACTTCTGAACTAGCTCATTATTTTCGATGACAACAAAACCAGGACGGTAAAAGTTTTCTGGGTCGTTGTAGCGAACACGAATCCTTGTGCTGCGCGTTTTTAGGGATGACCCGCTGTAGTTGAATCCACCGCCAACAACATTTGAGTTGGTGTAGATATGAACAGGATCAAGAGCCGTATAAATATTGCCTAAAACACCGTGATCAGCTGCAACCTGAATCGTGTCAGCCTTCCAATAAAGCATCCCACGAAAAATGCTAGCAAGATCCTGCAGAACGCTGTAAGCATCGGCGGCATTGCCAATAACAGTATTAATCGCAAAACGCGGCTCTCGCGTTCCATCAGAGTTAGTAATCAGTTCATTGCAATACTTCGACAGCTCGATCAAATCAACCCAACTGATATTTTCTGTATTTACAAAATCTCCGCAGCCAAAACGATCATTCGTAAGTATGTCGTAAAGGCAGCAGACCGGACATGTTGTATAAAAACGGCCAGGCTTTAGTTGACCGTTGAAGGAACCACTAAAAATTAGCCGTCCATTTGAATTAGGACTTGCATTGCTTGGAATTTTTACCTTCATGCCGCGTATTTCATACGCACGTTGAGGCAACGATCCAAATTGCTCAGTGTCTAGATCAAGTGCGACGCAGGCAGTGTGCTTGTAGGCTGTTTTTATCCTCTTGCCAGCAACAATTGATGTCCAAATAATCGTGTCACCACGCCCGCTAGCAAGAGGCGTTTTTCGTGGAACATCTTGAAGGTCACTACGACGAACTTGAAAAGCACTTTCTCGCGGCGTTAGTTCCCGTTTTTTAACTTGTATTTTCCAAGGCCCTTCACCTATTAGATCAATTTGAGGTGTTTCATATTGATAGTCTGACGTTGAAATGCCTTCAAATTGTTTGTATAAGCCTCCTTCTCCAGGGAACACAATAGGATAATTTCTATTTTTAGAAATTATTCTAACTTCTATTACAATTTTAGCAGGAAATAGCTGGCCTCTTGCGATTCCTTCAACCGCTTGCGAAAACAGCTTTGGAATAGTAAAAATAAGTTTTACAAAATCTGTGTCAGGGTCAGTGATTGTACGCACCACCGTGCCCGGACCATAGTCCGCAGGCAGA